GATCCAGAACCAGGTCGAGATGGCCAAGGCGTGCTGGGTCCCTTTGGCGTTCCTGAGCGAGCGTGGGCAGCAAATCAAGGTGTTTTCGCAGATGGCCTACAAGGCCCGCCAGCTCAATTTCATCATTCCGACGTTCCGAAGGGGGCCGGATGCCGCGCCGGGGGACGACGAAGGGTACCAGGGCGCGACGGTCCTCGAGGCCCAGACCGGAGCGTATTATGGCCCGATCACGGCGCTCGATTTTGCGTCCCTGTACCCGTCGATCATGTGCGCGCACAACCTGTGCTTCTCGACCCTGGTGATGGATCCCAAATACGACAACTTGCCCGGCGTCGAGTATGAGCAGTACGGACCGCACCGGTTCGCCCAGAACGTCGTTTCCCTACTCCCTACGATTCTCACGGACCTCAAGGCGTTCCGTAAAAAGGCCAAGAAGCTGATGGCCCAGACAGAAGGGACACCCATGGAGGCAATCTATAACGGCCAACAGCTCGCGTACAAGATTTCTATGAACTCGATTTACGGGTTTACTGGTGCTTCTAAGGGCATGCTTCCGTGCGTCGCCATCGCATCCACGGTTACTATGCGAGGACGACAAATGATCGAGGAGACGAAGAACTATGTCGAGGCAAACTTCCCAGGAGCCAAGGTCAGGTACGGTGACACTGACTCTGTGATGGTCGAGTTTGACGTCCAGGGCCGCAAGGGTCAAGAGGCGATCGACTACTCATGGCAGCTCGGCGAGCAGGCTGCCGAGCAGTGCACGAAGCTCTTCAAGGCGCCGAACGACCTGGAGCTCGAGAAGGTCTATTGCCCGTACTTTCTGTACTCGAAGAAGCGTTACGCCGCGAAGATGTACGAGAAAAACAAGGCGGGTGCTATAGCGTTCAAGAAGATTGACGTCAAGGGTCTGCAGGTCGTCCGGCGTGACAGCTGTCCGTTCGTGCGTGAAACGCTCAAAGGGCTTCTGGGCCAGGTTCTCGAATCGAGCGATCCTCGACCAGTCATTGACGCGGCCCGCGAGGCTGCCCGGACGCTCATGCAAGGCCAGGTGCCTATGGAAAAGCTCTTGATGAGCAAGCAGCTCGCGTCGGCGTACAAGGTGCCGATGGCACACGTGGCTGTCCGTGACAAGATCCGGGTGCGCGCACCGGGCTCCGAGCCGCAACAGGGCGATCGCGTCCCGTTCGTTATTGTCCGCGGGCCTGGTAAGATGTACGAAAAGGCAGAGGATCCCACATGGGTTCGCGAAAAGAACTTGCCGATCGATTACCACTACTATTTCACGAACCAATTCAAAAAGCCGGTACAGGACTTGCTCGAACCGCTCGTCAGCGCCGACGTCATCTTTGACAAAAAGTTCATGGTCAAAACCGAGAGCTCGACGGAGGTCGAGGCGCGCAAGGCGTTCCTGTCGATGTTCGCCAAGAAGTGCGCGCCGTCTTAAAAGGGCGCCTAGTAATAATGTCATGGAACAGCAGATCTTGGCCTTGATCCAAGAAGAGGTTCGCAGGCGCGTCCAAATACAGGTGGGCGCGTCGCTCGAGCGGATTTCGGGACTGTACGACATACCAATGGAGCGTCTCGTGAAAGACACCGCGAACCTAGATCTCACAGGGTGTCGCGGTGTGCTCGCGACCGGCGCGCGATGTCTCAAGATACCGGGCGAGAGCGGGTTCTGCAAATTTCACACACCCGGGCCGACTTGCAAGGGGTGTACGGCCACAGGCAAGCCGTGTAAGCGCAAAGCCTCTAGTGGTTTCTGCACCAAACACGCCGATCAAGCCCCGATCGGGGAGCAGGCCGACCTCAAAGCTCCATGGGAAACTTAGAGAATTCGGCCTCTCTAAAATTAATGAATAAGTCTGAACTTCTTCTCGCGAGTCTGATCCGGTTCTTTGAAGTCCCGGAGAATCGCGAGAAGCTGCACTCCATTTTGGGTCGGGCCGCCAAGCCCCAAACCCCTTCGCTTCGCAAGCTCGAGTGGTTCGTCACCAACTACTCGAAAAATAAACACGTGTCTTATACGGCCCCGAACGGCAAGATCTTCACCGTCCACGTCGCCTACAAGTCTAGCCTGGACGGATACTCGAAGAAGCTCTTCGACCCGTTCTGCCGGACGGCCCGCATCGAGTTCCAGGGTCTCGTGACGACGGTCGCACAGCTCAACTTCATTCGCTGGTGCATCACGAACGGCATCATCGAGTATCTTCAAGAGGAGCTTAAATGTAAGGCAGAGAAGCAAATCCACCCTGAAATTGAAGCAGAGTGTATCCATAGTAAAACATATACAGATTGTATCCATTCGTGATCTGGGTCGCATAGCTCGGATTGAATGTCAAGGCGAGCGTCGTTGTTTGTGAATTAAGCTTTGCGAAATTGAGATAGCCGCCCTGATTATATTCCTTAGGGTTTAGGCCGAACGAATACGTATAAATATTTTTTGAAGGAATACTCAGTCCATGTTCCATAGGTTGCTTGAACGAATAGTACAGCGACCCCTGGAACGTACTCAGAATATCGACATTATTTAAAGTAATTTTGGCGGTGTTAATCACGTCGACGAAGCGCGTCGTGCCTGATGGGAACGTCAGGTTGATGCCGGACGAGATGTAGTTCGTCGTATAGCCGTAGTTATAGCGCGAGTCGGCGTACCTGGCGTTCGTCGGGTCCTCGTACGCTTTATTTCGAAAGAACCATGCCATCGTCTGGATGGGGTAGTTGGCCGTGAGCTGAAGGGACGGGTTGTTCTGGGTGAACGTGAGACCGGCCTCCTTCTGGACGCGGTTCACTATGTACTTGAGCGGTGTGTTCTGGTAGTGCAACTTTTCTTCATTCCCTAAAAGGATCTCCTCTGTGATGAGCTTTGGATTGATAAAGTCGACGACGGACGCAGCGTTCGACCACCACGTGTACGGGTGGAACGTAAAACGCACGTACAACTTCTGGTTCCACATGGCGCACAGCGGAAAGTATGGCCGGCGTAGGCGTTCGCGTGCTTTGTTCGCATGGGAGTGCCGGCGGCAGAAAAAGAACTCGAGCGGGATCACGACGTCTCCACCGACGGCCGCGTTCGATGCGAGTGCGACCTGCATAGCCTTTTGCTCGTCGGCGTCGAGCAAAATCTGATCCCGAATTATGTACCAGTCGTCATAGAGCGTCTCGATCGTCGCTTCATTGACGAGTAGATCGACCTGCTTGAGAAAGGCCCGGCCACCCTCCGGTGAGTAAATGTTGCCGGTCGGAAGAGCCGGGAGAGTCACCTTGAGGTACATGTTCGAAAGGAGATGACCCATCTCGGTCGGCTTGAGCTCGACCTGGACTACTTGATTCTGATAGTAAGGGTGAGGCGGGCCGAGTGGAATGACGCGCTGAAACATGACGAAGTTGGAGTGCTGCTTAAATGCCGGATTCCACTGCGATTTAGTCGCGTCGTCCGTCAGAAGGTATTCGTCCTGCGGGCCTATGGCCGAAAGCGCCAAGACCGATCCCTGACTGAAACCGCGATTCTTGACCTCAGGAAACTGGAGCGGTGGCTCTGGAAAGAGTCCGACGTCGTTCAGATCCCGGAGCGGCGTGGGATTGCCAATCTGAATATTAGCAGGGGCCTGGATCGACGTTTGGTTCTTGGGACGCGCCAAAAAGCGGCCCGGTGTGTATTCTATCTTGGCATCCGGTTCGTGAATGATGGCCGGGAAGCCCTTGACATTAATCGCCGCGGCATTCTCTGGAATGGAGCCGTCGACCGCCTGGAGCACCGCGGTCGTCACGTAGATGGTGTTGAACTGGCTGCCCTCTTTATTCAACACGTTTTGAGGAATATTCTGATTGAATTCCAGAACCTTCTGTGGCCCAGAGAGCGTCGGGAGGCCCTCGATGATCCAGCCGGCCTTCGTCCCGACCGGCGGCGGCGACGAAAAGTAAAACGTGGGAACCTGCTTAAGAACCTCGTAGTATCCATAAGCGCCCCCTGAACGCTTAATAGCCATGCGGCCCGGTGGATAAAGGGAGGCGGTCGTCACGAAGGTTACGTCATCCGCGACAGACTGGTCCATGTCGCACTGGAAGGTGAAAGACCACGAGTACTCTTCCTCAGCCTTGCCCTTTTCATTTTTGACAGACGTCACGAAAATCTGGCCGCGGAGGCCATTCAGAGAATCTACACCCCACCCGGCGCCTATCGGCGCCACGGGCCAATCCGTCACCGAGTAAAATGTGGCCTCGGTCGGACCCGTCACTTTATAGAATCCACTGATGCCTACGGGGGTCAAGGGCAGGACCTGAAGCATATTCGTAGGCGCGGGTGGAGGTGGCGGCGTAGGGATGGCCGCGGTCGCAGCCACGGTCGCAGCCTTGACGGCCTTTTTAGGATTTCTGAAAAAATCTCCAATTTTGAGACCAAAACTAAGAACCTGATCTTCGAGCGACTTGACCCGCCCGAGTTCAAGGTTAGTAAAATCGATTATGGGCGCTTGGGCCCGTCGCTCAAGCCTTAGTATATCGGCCATAGCTCACTACAAATCACCCAGATTATTCTTCCACAGCTGAACCACGCTCAGGGCCTTCAGTGCGTCGCGGTCACCGGTGCGCTTTGCGATGAGGGCCATCAGCTTGTCCACCTCCTCCTTCGTGTACTGGTACGTCTTGATATCGAGCAGCCTGGACCACAAGTCCTCCGTGTACTTCTCGCGCTTGAGTTGTGTGTGGATCTGGGCCAAAGGCACGTTGAACACCTGCATCCTGGGGGTAATGGCGACGTCCCGGATGAACCTAGCCTTCTCGGTCAGCCAGTGAATTTCAGTCTCAAATTCTTTGAGGAGCCAAGCCTTGCGCTTCTTGTAGACGCCTAGGCGGACTTCTATGTAGTCGACCAGGATCTCCTCGGGACTCGCGTACTTCTTGACGGCGCCATTTGGTCCGATGAGGTACATGTTCGAGGTGTGGACCGTCTTCGTCATACCCAGCTCTTTGACCGGGTCATCGCCTCCAAAGCCCCAGATGCGGAAGTCGGGTGTCGTTTCGGTCGAGTGATTTTCGAACTTCTGGATCGTGCCCTTTTCGACCAAGTCGTCCAGGTGCTCCTTGAAGTCCTGGATCCACCTGCCCGGTGGGAGTTCGGTCACGTGGAGTTGCGTCCCCTCCTTCACAACCAGACCCTCGAGGACCCACGTGTGTTCCTTCGTCTTCGTCACCTTACCCTTGAAGCCCTTGAAGTGCGGGACCATCGGGACCATCGCCACCTGACCCAGAGCGCACATGATATTGTGCTTGACGATCTCGATGTCGTACGGCGGAACGTAACAACTGAAGCCGGTACCGATGCCCTCGGCGCCGTTCACCAGGATCATCGGCACGACCGGCGCGTAAAACTCCGGCTCGACTTGCTGTCCGTCATCCAACACGTGCTTGAGGACGGCGTTGTCCGCCGGGTCGAAGATCTTGCGCGTCTGTGGCGCCAGCCGCGTGAAGATGTAACGGGCGCTCGCCGCATCCTTGCCGCCAGCCAGGCGCGTTCCAAACTGCCCCGAAGGCTCCAGAAGGTTCAGGTTGTTCGCACCGACGAAACTTTGGGCCAAATTCACGATGGTGCCCTGAAGGCTCGCCTCACCGTGGTGGTAGGCCGTCTGCTCCGCGACGTAGCCAGAGAGCTGCGCGACCTTCATGTCGCTCGTCAGATTCTTCTTGAGGCACGCGTAGATCACCTTGCGCTGCGAAGGCTTCAGACCGTCCGCGACGTGCGGAATCGACCGCTTGATGTCCTCGGCGCTGAAGTTCGCCAGGTCTCGGTGGATGAATTCCGTCACCGGCAGAGCCTTGACGTGGCCGTACGGGATGCCCTTGGGCGGCGAGGCCATGTGTGCCGTGAGCCACTCCTTGCGATCGTCCGCCTGCGACTTGGCGAACGCCAGAGTCATCGACTCGTTCATTTTCGGATCTGAATTGAAGGCGACCGTCAGCCGCTCGATCTGCTTGAAGTACTCGCGGGCCTCGGCCGATGTCGAAGTACCGAGACCCTTGTAGTACTTGACGTTTCCGGAGGAAACTGCCGCGCCTGCGGCGGCGGACTGCTGCGCAGTCCTAAATTCCTCCTCCGTGAAGAACCACACCTTGCCAGCCTTGATGACCGGTGTGACCATGCTGACGACGAATCCCAACCCGATGAGCTGGGGCCAGTACACGTGGAACATGTTGAGGACCAGGCCCTTGATGTGGCTACCGTCCAGATCGGCGTCCGTCATGATCATGAGACGGCCGTAGCGCAATTCTCTCAGTGAATTGTAGACTTTGCCATGCTGGAGCCCGAGGATCTTCTTGAGGCTGGAAAATTCCTCATTATCGGTCACCTGCTTTACAGACGCATCCCGAACATT